TGAGTATCACCTGCTTTAAGAACTACGATTGCATTGCCTGCACTTATCGCTCCTGATTCTATTGCATCAAGCGCGCTTTTCATAACTTCTTCCGATACATTAAGTTCTGCACCTTCTAAGAATGCGTTAAATTTTTCGACCTCAGACAGTTCATTTACTCTATCCTGATTACTAGTAAAACCTAAGAAATCTCCAGCACCACCTAAGAATCCATCGGGCGTAACATAAATAAAGTCACCTGCTTCTAATTGCCCAGATAAAATCCTTTGTGCTTCTACTTCTCTTATCTGTCTATAAACTTCTTCTTGTTCAGCAAGCTTCTCAGCATATCCTTCTTCCAGTTTTCTTACCATTTCTGGGTCAGTTACTATAAAATCTTCATACCGTTTAGTTTCTGTATTAAATACTTGACTCATACCTGCTGTTTCAGTTAAATTTAAAAACGCACGACGGTCAACTAAATCTCTCAGCCTATCTAATTCTTGTTTGGCTTCAAGTTTATTTTTAGCAATTGCTTCTGCATTACCAAGCTCAATGTCTTGAATTACAGAACTTACATCGGATGTAAATCCTGTTCCTTCTTCATTTATTTCAAACCCTGATATTTTTTCATATGCTGCTATTTCTTGTGGGAATAATACTTTCTTTCCATCAATATGATCTTGTAGCAATTTCTTAGCTTGTTCAACGCGAGTCAGTTGAACTTCTGCATCTAAGTCGGCAACTTCAATATCTTCAAGGTCATTACGATTCATTACCTCATATATTTTCTTACTTACTCCGTATGCAAAACCAAGAGCGGCACCAACGATTGCACCTTTGGGCCCAAAGTAAGAACCTATTGTTGCACCTGCTGCAGTATAACCTGCCATTGAAGCAGCGGCTGATGATGGTGTATCATAACCTACAGCTTCAGCCCTCAAAATCTGTTCGTCAGTCATATCATCAAATCGTATTGAATCTCTTATTTTCTCTCCAGCAAAAGCAAGCCCTGTCGCAACTAAACCTAATACTCCTGCCTTTAATAAATTTGTTGTAGTTAAGAATCCTGGAGCACTAGTCATTTGTGCACCTGACATTTTTGCGAGCGCAGTTGTTAATGCATTTGTTCTTAATGCTTCTCCTACTGCATTAACTGCCAATGGAACTCCGAAGTCAACTAATAACCAACTACTTAATACACCTGTAAACGCAGCCCATTTATTACTTCCTAACCATTCAGCAAGATCTTTAAAATTACTACCGATGGCTTCCCAATCAATACCTTCAATAAACTCGGTCATTGCACCACCAGTCCAGGCGTCAACAACTCCTCTTATAACATTGAAACCAACAAAACCAATTAATGCACCTTTTAATACTTTAGTTAAGAAACTTACTGGGTTAGATATTAATTGACCTGAGAGAGTATTTTCTTTCAAGGCTTTCATATTCTCTTCACCTTGTTTCTTAATACGATCTCTTTTTTCTTGCTCTTGCTTTTCTTTTTCTGCTCTTTCGGCTCTTTCTAATTCTGCGTCATCAAGGTCAGCTTGTCTTTTCAGTTGGTCTCTGATTTGACCCATGAGCTCATCTCTTTCTTGACCTTCTTCAAATACTTGTTGTATTTGTGCGGCTGTTCCACCACCTGCTGCAGGGGAACCTGCTTGAATAGTACCTTGCTGACCATCGCCACCAACCATGACTCTTAATGATGCTGATATATCACCCAACAATCTATTCATTGAGTTAAAACTATCTTGGAATTTATCAAGCTTAATATTAACGGTCTTAATAGAATTTGTTCTACCGTCATTACGTAATAGCCTACCCTGCTCCATCAGAGTATCTATTATTGCTTGGGTATCTGCACTCATTTCAGCCATTTCTTATATTCCTGTTTACATAAAACTGTTTTTATTTGCTTGCGCTTCTTTTTGCTTTTCTAAAAATTCTAATAACATTTCAAAATATAAATCTCTTTCATAAGGCATCATACCTTCTATTTCGCTAACTGACCATTTATGGTGTTGCGCTAAACCGAAAATAATTTGATAATAATGCCCTAGGCTTATATGACTAAGGCCTAGGTAAAAAAAGTACGCATGCCCTCCACGACAAACGTTTTCTCATCACCATTACTATTCGTATATTTCAGTTCTTGTTTTAATTTTGGCATTGTTTCAAAAAAGGTAGTTACTTTTTTAATAACATCGCCTGACATACCGTCCATGAATTGTGCAATCTCTTCAGGAGTGTGATCTTTAAAGTTATGCACTTCATCTTCAGTTGCCAATTTATCTAAGCATGCAATTAATATTCTATAATTCATTAGCGGATCATTTGTATCCATATCAAGTATTCCAGCAAACTCATCAATAGAAGGATACTTCAAATATAAAACCAAATCATCATTAATCTGTATTTCTTTTTTGTGGTCAGGATTGTGTGTAACTTCCATTGAATCCACATCAAAGTCAAGCCTAACTTGTTCTTGCGTATCTGGGTCAGTAATCATAAACTCTGTTGTATTACTGATTGAGCTTGACCTTAATTTTAGAAACACATATTCTAAATCAATCATCGCAATTTCATTAATATCAATATCAAATAAACAATTATTCACGACTTGTTTAATTGCCATCATTTCAGCATGCGGATCTTTTGTCTCCGCTGCCACTAAGAGGATCTTTTCCTCTTTAACCGTAAACGGCCTATATTTAACTTTACCTCCTGTGCTGGGTAATACCAACTCATTTAAAGGTAAATCAATTTTTGGTAATGCCATAATATATTTCTCCTAATTAATTACCACTTATCCATTTGGGATATTGTCTGACACATTGTCAACCGCATTTCCCAATCTTTGTAATCTGTTAACTGCATCTTGTATACTTCTTGGCTTTCCTGCCTTTAAAGTACCTCTTACAGTATCGGCGAACCCTGCGAGATCGCCAAGTAAATCTAATAAACCACCACCTCTTGTTGAACGAGCTCCTGTGCTTCCTGCTTTATCAGCTGAGAATTTATAATCCTCAAAAGCAAAGTCAACTGATATTGTGGCAGGTGTTGTTGCTGCATCCCAAGATAACGCAATCGGTGATACTTTAATTGGAAATGCAGTTTCTAAATTTGCTGCGTAATAAACACCTGGGTCACTTTGTGTTGAATAGTGTCTTATTTCCATATCACATTTATAATTATCTCTGAATCCAGATTCTCCTTTTAATCTTCCCATTCCATCATCAGTACCATCTTCTCCAAACATTCCACCTGCTGAACTAAAGTTCATTACTTCTCTCATCCATCTATGAAAGAACCTGACTGTATTGTGGTCTGAATCGCAATAGAAAGTACAGGTCACAGGTCCTGGGTTAGTGACAGAATTTGGAACTGCTCTCGATAATTGTCCGATATAATCAAATGTTCCTGTATTGATATCCACACCAGGAAAAGATACTCCAGAACAAAACAACGAAAATTCTCTCATTGTAAAATCGGAAACCTTTTCGTCCGTTAATTTTTGATACCAAAGTGGAGGACTTATTCTTACTTCAAATAAATCCGTCCTAGCAGGACCACCAAATCTGTCCATTGATGCTTTAAATTTTGAAATGTTAAATGACATATATTATCCTGCTATAATCTTTCTTGAATCTGCCCAAACTCTTCGGACACCTTGTTTCTCAAACTGTGATACAGGTAAGAATAAAGCAATGTCCCATTCAGAAGCTTCTATTTTAATAAACCTTGACCTAACATGTTTTGTTAGATATCTTTTAACACAAGGTTTAAAATTTCTAAATTGTGAAGCTTTTGCTAAAACCTCATAACTTAATTCTAATTTTGTATCTTCGTTATACTTATTATCTGATGCTAAAGTATATAAAGCATCCATTAATTGAGCTCTCAATTGTGGTGGAAGATAATGCATATTTAATCCAATAAAACCACCTTTTGCTTTATTTATTGGGAATATGAGTGGAAACCTATCATAGTAAGGTAAAGTTTCTTTTCCTTTAGGATCGTATTGAAAAAAGTACATTTCTCCAATATATCCTTCACCTGTTAATCTTGCTCTACTTCTTCCAGGACCAGATGCTTTTGTGATTGTTTCCTGAGTAATTGCTTTACCGTCTTTTGTGTTGGCTTGCTTACGATACCACTCTCTTGCGGTTTGAGTACGAGCAGGTACTTCACCTCTTCGTATACCCTTTGCTAATATATCTGAAAATAAAGTTGCCACTTACCTTGCTCCTGGGATATGTTTTTCAGTCATAATTGTAAACTGCCAACCTCTGTCTGCACAAAAAGATTTTGCTGCCTTCCATTTTGCTTCATTAATACCATATCGTTTAACTTCGTTTAAATATCTTCTTGATATTCTACCTGTCTTTGTTTTATTTTTATTCGCAGGATTTGGTGGTACACATTGACTGCTTGGTTTAATTTCAATCATAATTGTTTGAGGATTACCTAAACCATCTTTCTTATGTACTATCACATCAGGAAAGTACCTATGTATACGACCGTCTATCGGAGAACGATATGGAACAATCACTTCTTCTGATTGCCACCATATAACATCGTTATGTAAATCAAGCCACTTAAACACTTTAAATTCCCATAAAGACCGATAAATAATCTTTGTAGGATCACCTTTATACCTTTCGGGATGCTTTGGTCTAAATCTACCCTTATATGCCATAATATACTTTCCGATTTCCGTTATAAATAATAAAATTATCCGTATACATATTTATTAGAAATTGTCGGAAGGAGTCCAAGGAAAACAGAATGGCAAGAC